AATCCCCGTGACAAAGGACCTTGTGATTCCAGTACCATTCCTTCCTCCTCATAACGGCGGAGGATTCTTCCTTCAACTCCCGAGCGGAGGTACGCCAGTCCTGAAGCAGGTTAGGTATCCGAGTAGCGTTAGCACGCTCAGAAACCACTTTACCCTGCTTGAAGGCGGTATACTCCCTCCCGAGCTCCCACTTCCTCGACGCCATCCAGACCGCGGCATCCCGCTTGAGCTCTTTAGTTAGAGACTCTTCGGGCACGGTGACAAACTCTTCAGAGCCCATAACAATGTTATGAGGACAATGAGCACTTGGTAGTCTATCAATTTTCATCTGGTGGAGAACGTCATCCCTCCACAACAACCTCCCCCCACGAAAACGGGACCAAGCCCTCAGTGCTAGGCGGCCGGTAAAACCCATGTCACTGGCAACACACCGCCACTTGACGATGGTTGCCACGTGCCAACTCAAGAACTCTTCGAAGTTCAAGAGCCAGGTATTACGTGGTCCTACCCTAGCAAACTGAAGGGCCGAGGTGCCCAAATTCGCAGGATGGTGGACTTCTCTTAGCATCCCCATACGTAACGTCTTGACAACGGCAAGGCCCTGAGGGCCCCACCGAAGTAGAGTGGAGTTCAGACTCCCATACTCGGTACTTACCGACGTTTTCGTAGGTTCAACTTCGAGACCTAAGTCCCCGACAATCCCCATCCAAGCCTTACTAAACGATAGTTCGGACTGGAAGAGGATATCATCTCCATTGATCAGCACCGGAGTGCCCTCGACCCCAGAAACATACTCAGCGTATCGAAATGCGATGTAGTTCTGGAGGCACAGAAGTGGAAAGCAAAGATAGCTTCCCATCATCTGACCACGAGTCGGTACAAAGGTCGAGATTAATCCTTCATCGTCTTCGTACGAAAGCGATGGCCGTTGAGCGGCCAAAGCGTACCGGAAGACGGGCGTTGGCACGTACTTGGCACTAGACCAAGCCACGTCAAGGATTGTCTCTGCGACCTCGATCGAGAGATTGTCGGTGGCAGACTTATAGTCCCCACTGGTGAGAGGTTCTTCCCTCACGCGGTCAAAACCCGCAACACGCAGCTTGTCAGCCGTGATCTCGCCCCTTAAAAGCCAGGGTTGCTTCGACAAAGTGTCGTACAACAAACCATGGAGTGGGCGGAGAGTGGCGGCCTCGGAAACGAACCTCGTCAAAGGACGAGGCTTCCCGGAAGAGTCCACGAGAAGCAACTCACCCTCAAGGGTGCCCGGTAGGGGCCGATTGAGGGACTCTTGCCACGCAAGCTGACCGGCGACTGACAGCTCAGAGAGCTGACCGCCGTGCTTACGTGACTTGCCAATGCAAGAGCCAAGCGAAGGTGAGAAGGTAGAGACCTTGCTACCCCACTGGTAATCCCAACCTTTCGTAAAAATCTCACGAGAAACTTTACGAGCGAAGGAAAGGTAGCCAGCAGGCAAGGAAGGAGGAGGGCGAGAAAGCCGGACCCGGAGGTCCCCTAACATCCCGTGCTTCAAGCATTTACACGATGCCGGCAGAAGTTTCTTTATCGACTGAAAAGCCATCTGAGCCTCTTGTGAGGCACCATCAAGCTCGACAGAAAGAAAAAGCTTCAACTGCTTTAACAAATCGGC